CAACCCCGTCACTAAACAGTTGACCTTCTCGCAATACTGGCCCGCATCAACTGCGGCTGGTGATGCAGTGGCTATTGTTGCTGACGATCCTGACCAAGTGTTCAAGGGTGTTGTTTGCTCTGCTACTACCGCTGTTGCTTCTGGCGCTCGCGCTATGATTGGCCAAAATCTGGCTATGATTAACAACACAGGTAGTACTGCAACTGGCAACTCCAAGAACGCTATCTTGGCTCCAAGTGATACTCCTGCCACCACTTCGTCTTTGCCCGTTCGCGTGCTTGGCTTGGTGACTGATACGGCTGTTTCCCTTGGAACTGCTACCTATACCAGCATTTCTACTGCTACTGTAACTTGTTCGGCTCTGCCGTTCGCGTTGCCAGTTGGCACTGATGTTGGTTCGTTGGACTCTTCTGGAAACTACGTTTCTGCGGGTTCGTTTGTTGACACCGCCGCTGCCGCCGGTGCTACCTCGTTTATTTTGAATCAAGCTCCTGTTGCTACTTTGAATACCACCATCGTGTTCATGCAGTATCCAGAGATTTTGGTCAAAATTAACTTTGGTCAGCATCAGTATTACGCTGGCACCAGCATTGCTTAAGGAGTAACTTAAAATGGCTATTTCACGCGCACAGCTACTTAAAGAGTTGCTCCCCGGATTGAACGCATTGTTTGGTCTGGAATATGCTCGCTACGGCGAAGAGCACAAAGAACTTTACGAGACTGAAACCTCCGAGCGTTCTTTTGAAGAAGAGACGAAGCTGTCTGGCTTCTCTGCTGCACCTGTTAAGAACGAGGGCTCTGCCATCGCTTATGACAATGCTCAAGAGGCATGGACTACCCGCTACAACCACGAAACCATTGCTTTGGGTTTCTCGATCACCGAAGAGGCGATTGAGGATAACCTGTACGACAGCCTGTCTGCTCGTTACACCAAAGGTCTGGCCCGTGCTATGGCGTATACCAAGCAGGTTAAAGCTGCTGCTGTTATCAACAACGGTTTCTCTGCCGCTTATGCGGGCGGTGATGGCGTGGCGTTGTTCAGCACTGCTCACCCGCTGGTTAACGGTGGCACCAATAGCAACCGCCCAACTACCGCCGCTGACCTGAACGAGACTTCTTTGGAAGCCGCCGTTATTCAGATCGCTGCGTGGACAGATGAGCGTGGCCTGTTGATCGCCGCTAAGCCTAAGAAGCTTATTGTTCCTCCGTCACTGATGTTCGTTGCTACCCGTCTGTTGGAAACCAGCCTGCGTGTTGGCACTACCGACAACGATATCAACGCGCTGAAGAACAACGGTTCGATCCCTGAAGGTTACACCGTTAACCACTTCTTGACCGACACCAATGGTTGGTATCTGACCACTGATGTACCTAACGGTCTGAAGCACTTTGTGCGTTCGCCTCTGGCTAATTCAATGGATGGAGACTTCGACACCGGAAACGTCCGTTACAAGGCCCGTGAGCGTTATTCGTTCGGCTGGTCTGATCCTCTGGGCGTGTTCGGTTCGCCGGGCTCGGCCTAAAAAGGTGGAGAAAAGGGGCCTTGTGCCCCTTTTCTTTTTAGTGTATATTGCAGCTATTCCGGGCTTTCCGGTGCATCAAACTAGTCCCGGCTAGACGACATACCGATTGATGCACTTCACTTGTATGTAAGGATATCTATCATGGGATTCGCAACTCATCTCGGCCCTTGGCTGCTTGGCACTGTTAAAAACACCACCGGCACTACCGCTGGAACCATCCAAAATACTGGTACTACCCTAGTTTCCCAGACTAAAAAAGTAGTTTATACCGGAACTGTAGCCGCAGCTACTGCTACTACGACTCTGTTTACCATCCCTGCCGGTTCTCAGATTGTCAATATTTTTATTGATACCTTGGTAGCTTTCACGGGTTCTACCGCAGCCAATGTGGTGGTTGGTACTTCGGCCTCTACTGCGCTGTTCTGGGCTTCTACAGACATCACCTCCCAAGGTCGTCTGGCTAACACCAACGCCGCTACCAAATTGGCTAACTGGGCTGGTGCAGCTACTACAGCATCCCCTAACGGTGCTGGTGTTGGCGCAACTGACGTTATTATCCAAGCAGCGTTGACCCCCACTGTTGCCGACGTGACGGCTGGTACGGTGCAATACACCATTGTGTATGCCGTTGCAAACTCGGACGGTTCGCAATCTCCTGCTCCTAACCAGCAGTAATTAGTCTCGGGGGCTACGGCCCCTGTTTTATAGGAGATTAGTTATGCAACAAACTGATGTTAAAAGTGCACACTTGAGTGCGGCGGGTTCTTATTACGTTGGGCGGGCGCGACTCAAAGGTTTTGTTGTTAGTCCTAAAGCAAGCACGGCAGCAACATTTGAAATTAGAGACGGCGGTTCTTCTGCTGCTGTTCTCTATACGATGGATATAGCAAGCCTTGGAACCCCAAATACAATTAGTATATTTGTTCCCGGCGAGGGCATATTGGCATCTACTGGGCTGTATCTCACACTCAGTGTTGGTTCCGTCACAGGTATCACAATATTCTATGGCTAAGAAGAACCCCTCCCTTGCAGTAGGACGTGGCGAGAAGCTACCCGTCTCCAAGGGGGCTGGGTTAACAGCCAAAGGCCGTGCCAAGTACAACGCAGCAACAGGCAGTAATTTGAAAGCTCCCCAGCCTCAAGGTGGCGCACGCAAGAACTCATTTTGTGCGCGGATGTCAGGTATGCCGGGGCCGATGAAAGACGAAAAAGGTAAGCCAACCCGCAAGGCGGCTTCTTTAGCTAGATGGAAATGTTGAGGTATATATGAACGATGCACATGACGCAAAAACAATGGCTGATGGCGCTGCCGTAGTAATGGGCCTTGGCGGTTTTTTAGGGTGGATGACTCCTGTGGTAACACTTATTGGCGGCGTTTTTACAATTATTTGGATGGGTATTCGCATCTGGGAAACTGATACCGTACAGCGGTGGTTTAAAGACGATGCCGACGACAAGTAAGAAGCAACACAAGTTCATGGAAGCGGTGGCTCACAATCCATCGTTTGCCAAGAAAGTAGGAGTCCCACAGTCCGTGGGGCAAGACTTTTCAACTGCGGACAAGGGCCGCAAATTTTCTAAAGGTGGTGATACTATGGCTTCTAAAATGAACCCCGGCTTTATGGCAATGATGGCTAAAAAGAAGGGCGCACAAGAAGGCTCTAAAGCTGATATGGCTGCTGACAAAAAACAAATGATGGGCATGAAAAAAGGCGGCATGAAAAAGATGGCTGGCGGTGGTTTAGCTGCTGGACATAAATCCGCTGATGGAATTGCCTCTAAAGGTAAAACCAAAGGTAAAGATATTGTTATGAAACGTGGCGGCATGGCCTGCTAAGGACTAAATCATGGCTTCAAATCCTCGTCTTCGTACATCAATGCCGGGGCGTAGGCGCGCTAGTCCAAGGCAATTGCAAAGTGCTATGCAGGCAGGGGTAGACCCTCGCGCTGCCGCCGCTGCTGGTGCAGCTATGGCTAATCCAGTACCTGATATGCAAGCGCCTATGGCAGCACCCATGCAAGCAGCTAGTGCTTCCCCCCAAATGGCTATGAAAAATGGCGGGTCTGCATCTTCTCGTGCCGACGGTATTGCCCAACGCGGTAAAACCAAAGGCACAATGTGCTAAGGAAAAATCATGGCTGATTACAAATATACTGACTCTACTCCGGTAGACGAGCCTGTGGCTAAGAAGGCTAAGCCCGCGCCTAAGCCAGCACCCAAACCAATTTATCCTGATTCAGTCCCTGTGGACGAGCCAGTAAAGAAGGCTAAGGGTGGCACTGCTTCAAGCCGTGCAGACGGTTGTGCTGAGCGTGGTAAAACTCGTGGCACTATGATTATGTGTGGCGGCGGGATGGCTAAAAAATGAGGGCTTCACGCGGCATGGGTGATATCAACCCGTCCAAGATGCCCGGTGCTAAGAAAAAAGCACGTAGGGATAATACTGACTTCACGCAATATGCTGAAGGTGGTAAGGTAAATGCTGCGGGAAACTATACTAAGCCAAGCCTTCGTAAACGCATTGTGGCCCAAGTGAAAGCTGCGGCTACCCAAGGTACTGGAGCAGGTCAGTGGTCAGCCCGTAAAGCACAGCTTGTAGCTAAAAAGTACAAGGCTTCTGGTGGGGGATATAGAGATTGAAAGCTCCGCAGCAATCCTTAAAAGCTTGGGGCGAACAAAAATGGCGCACTAAGTCGGGAAAGCCGTCGTCAAAAACAGGTGAGCGATACTTACCTGAAGCAGCTATAAAATCTTTGTCACCGGCTGAGTACGCAGCCACTACTAGAGCAAAACGTGCAGGTAAAGCGGCGGGTAAGCAGTTTGTAAAGCAGCCATCTAAAGTGGCAGCAAAAACAGCAGGTTTTAGATAATGGCAAATACTTCGGGTTCCACAGCTTTTAACCTTGACTTAAGTGAACTAGTCGAGGAAGCATTTGAACGCGCTGGCTCCGAGTTACGCACAGGTTATGACCTGCGTACGGCTCGTCGCAGCCTCAACATCATGTTTGCTGACTGGGCCAACCGAGGTATTAACCTGTGGACTATCGAACCGGGCACTATCAACTTAGTGCAAGGGCAAAATACATATGCTCTACCCACCGATACGATTGATTTACTTGAGCATGTTATACGTACTAACGCAAACAGTACAACTAATCAGGCGGACTTAACCATTACCCGTATTAGTGTTTCTACCTACGCTACGATTCCTAATAAGTTGACTCAAGCTCGACCAATCCAGTTATGGATTCAACGGTATAACGGACAGACTTCAGTGGTAGGGTTAACCCTAAGTAGCACCATTACAAGCACAAGTACGGAAATTACCCTTAGTTCTACTGTGGGCCTGCCTGCTTCTGGGTTTATAAAAATAGATGCAGAAACAATCAATTATGGATACATAGTAGGGAATACCCTATATAGCTGTTTCCGTGCACAGAACGACACTACGGCTGCTTCGCATACTTCTGGGGCTACTGCTTACTGGCAGCAATTACCCGCCGTGACTGTGTGGCCCACACCCGATAATGCCCAGACGTACACAATGGCATATTGGAGACTGCGGCGTACCCAAGATGCTGGCGGCGGGGTAAACATTATGGATGTGCCTTTTCGGTTTATACCTTGTATGGCAGCGGGTCTTGCCTACTACATAGCAGGGAAAATTCCTTCCGGTGTGGAGCGTATACCAATGCTTAAATCACAATACGATGAAGCTTGGGAGTTAGCAGCTTATGAGGATCACGAGAAGGCAGCGTTACGCTTAGTTCCGCGCCAGACGTATATTGGGCGGTAGGCATGAGCAATAGATTTGCTTCTGGTAAGAATGCAATTTCTGAATGTGACCGTTGTGGTCAAAGATTCAAGTTAAAGGTATTACGCACGGAAATTATTAAGACAAAGAACTACAATCTTCTAGTATGTCCAGCTTGCTGGGATCCTGACCATCCGCAGTTACAACTAGGTATGTATCCTGTAGATGACCCACAAGCGATACGTAATCCTAGACCAGATCGTAGTTATGTAGTTTCTGGTTTGGATATTTTGGGTTATCCTGCTGGCGGTTCGCGGGACATTCAATGGGGCTGGAACCCCGTAGGTGGGGCTAGTTTTTTTGATGTAGGTTTAACGCCCAACTATTTGGTTGGAGTTACAAGTGTTGGTACAGTAACGGTAACGGTTTCATAGGAGTCAATGATGGACACGAAAAAAGTAAAGCAAATTGCGGATACCGAGGCCAAGAAAATGGTCAAAGGTCACGAAAGCCGCATGCATGCCAAAGGCATGAAAAAGGGTGGCCCTACCAGTGAAGACCGCATGCGCGTAGGGCGTAACCTGTCTCGTGCAGCTAACCAGAAAACGGGGTAAATTATGGCTTACAGTATGAAAAAAGGCGGCAAAGAAGTTGGTTCTGCCGCTGTTTATGCGCCACCGCATAAGATGGACGGTAAGGCTATGAAAATTTCTAGCAATCCCGGCAAGGATTCTGAGCTATCTAGCACGGCTGATATGCGTATGAGCGTTGGTATGTACAACAATGGCCCGGACAAGACCACCAAAACCAGCGGCATTAAAACCCGTGGCAATGGCTGTGCTACCAAAGGCGTGATGGCAAGAGGCCCGATGGCATGAACTATTCTGAGCTTTCGTCGGCAATACAGACCTATACGGAAAATAACTTTCCGACGATTACCCTTGCGGATTCGTCTACTGTATCGTCTACGGCTCAGATTAACCGCTTCATTGAGCAAGCGGAGCAGCGCATCTATAACTCGGTACAGTTCCCCTCGTTGCGCAAAAACGTGACCGGTACAATTACTGCCAACAATAAGTACTTATCTTGCCCAGATGATTTCTTGGCTCCTTATTCGTTAGCAGTGTTCCCCTATGGTGGTGGTAGTTATACCTATCTTCTAAACAAAGATGTGAACTTCATGCGTGAGGCGTATCCTAGCCCCACTGATACCGGAACCCCTAAATACTATGCATTGTTTGGCCCAACAGTATCAGGCGCTATCATTTCTAATGAGTTAAGTTTTATCCTTGGCCCAACACCTGATACGGCGTATTCCGCAGAACTTCACTATTACTACTACCCAGAATCAATTACTACAGCCACGACAAGCTGGTTGGGCGATAATTTTGATACCGTGCTTCTGTATGGTTCATTGGTAGAGGCTTACACCTTCATGAAAGGTGAGCAGGATTTAATTGCGTTGTACAACCAAAAATACATGGAAGCATTGGCTTTGGCTAAACGTCTGGGTGATGGTATGGAGCGTCAAGACGCCTACCGCAGTGGTCAATTTAGGCAGGCGGTCACATGAGCATAGTTCAGACCCAGACCACCAGCTTCAAGAAGGAGTTGTATCAAGCTATCCATGACTTGTCCACGGATACGATTAAAGTTGCTCTATATACAGGCAACGCTAGCCTTGATGCAAGCACGACGGTTTATAGCTCCTCTAATGAAGTTGTAGCTTCTGGGTATACGGCTGGTGGGCAGATTATGACTGGGGTTGCTATTAACTCAAGTGGCTATACAGCTTATGTAAATTGGAACAATGTGGTTTGGACATCAGCTTTGACTGCCCGGTGTGCTTTGATTTACAACGCGTCTAAAGGTAATAAGTCAATTGCTATCCTTGACTTTGGCTCTGATAAAACGTCAACCACCACGTTTACAATCACCATGCCAGCCAATACCTCAACTACTGCTCTTATTAGGAGTTCAAATTGATTGTTAATACCACCAAAGGCGAGATGGATGATTCTTTGTTGGAACATCGTTCTGGCGAAATTGACAACGACAATGAGTTAACAACGTGGGTTGAGTATTGGCTAGATGGTGAACTTGTACATCGTTCTGCACACGTTACGTTAAAGAAAATGCCCGTTTTTGCTGGCGGTGAAGCCGCATCTTTTTAAGGAAATATCATGGCAAACACCCAAAGTATGTGCACCTCCTTCATGGGAGAATTGCTGACCGCCACCCATAATTTTGGCACTGCACCTATTCGTGCGGCAACTACAGCCGATACGTTCAAAGGTGCGTTGTATTTGGCTTCGGCTACTGTTAACGCTAGTACTACTGTTTATTCAACGACAAACGAAGTAACAGGTACAGGATACACGGCTGGCGGCGTAACGGTAACCAATGCAACTGCCCCTATAGCAACCAATTCCTCGACTACGGCTGGTGTGGCTTACTGGACTCCTTCTGCCAGCTTGGTGTACACAACGGTTACGTTGACCACGGCGTTTGATACGGTGTTGATCTATAACTCCACCCAGAGTAATAAAGCAGTTAGTGTTCACACGTTTGGTTCCCAGACAATTACGGCTGGCACGTTTACCCTGACGATGCCATCCAACACTACGACTACTGCACTGTTGCGTTTGGCAACAACCTAAGCGGAGGCGGCGCAGGCCGTAAGCCATGTTTGGTATATCCGCATTTGCCCAGTCGCCATTTGCTAGTCTTGGCACTAGCGATATCACGATTGCTATTACCGGGGTATCCGCTTCGGGGGCTGTTGGTACGGTTGTTAGCTCTCAGTCTTGCGCTTTAACTTCTGTTTTAGCAAGCGGGGCTGTAGGCACTGTTACGGATAGTCGTTCTGTTGCGCTTACTGGGGTCACAGCTTCTGGTGCAGTTGGCACAATAACTCATGGCGGGGCGGTAAACGCAATTACCGGAGTTGAAGCCTCTGGCGCTGTAGGCACGGTTGTATACACAAAATTACAGCCAGAAACAGGCGACCAAGCAAATGGCTATGTAGGTACGGTAGCCCCTAATATTTCTGTAGCGTTGACAGGAGTTGGCGCATCAGGCGCGGTTGGCACAATTACGCATGGCGGGTTGGTTATTGGGGTTACTGGGGTACAGGCTTCAGGTACTATTGGAACAGTTGGGCCAGTAATTTTGCCAGCAATAACCGGAGTGCAGGCAAGTGGCGCTGTTGGTACTGTTTTCCCTATATATTGGAAATTAATAGACGACAGCCAAGATGCAAACTGGCAAAATATTACAGATTCTCAAACAGCAGGATGGGCTTTAATTGATAACTCAGAAAGTGCTGGCTGGGTGTTAATCCCAACAACGGTATAGGATAAATTATGGCACTTGTACTAGCAGATCGCGTTAAAGAGACTACCGCCACAACAGGTACAGGCACAGTCACGCTTGCGGGCGCATCCACAGGGTATCAATCGTTTGCAGCAATTGGTAACGGGAACTCAACGTACTACACCATTGCAGGGCAAAGCGGGAACGAGTGGGAAGTTGGTATTGGCACATACACTTCCTCGGGCACTACGCTATCCCGTACCACGGTCTTGGCTTCCAGCAATTCGGGCAGCTTGGTTTCGTTCAGCGCGGGTAATAAGGATGTCTTTGTTACCTACCCAGCAGAGCGCTCGGTTAATGTTGACTCTACAAACGCCCAAGTATCCGTGCCGGTGCTTTTGGCTACAAACGGCTTAATCTTAAACAATACAACAGTATCAGCAAGTTACACTATTGGAACAGGATACAACGCAAGTTCAGTCGGGCCAGTAACCATAGCAAGCGGACAATCGGTTACCGTGACTAGCGGACAACGCTGGCTCGTGTTCTAAAAGGATAAATCATGGCAAGCATAGTAAGTGCAGGAACGACAAGCGCAACGGCGCTGAACATGAGCGCAGACACCTCTGGTGTTTTGCAACTAGCGTCTAACAACGGCACGGTAGCGGTTACTGTAGATACAAGCCAGAACGTAGGGGTAGGGACGAGTTCGCCGGGGGCAAAGCTGGATGTAAACGGAACAATACGTTCAAAAACATCTACTGGTGGAATTATTAATATGGATAGTACCGCCGCCGGTACTACAAATACGCTTGGTAGCTATGCAAACGCTGGGGCCGCTTTTGCTGATTTTAATTTATCCGCAAACAACACAATATTTTTGCAAGCTGGTACAGAGCGCGCCCGTATTGACTCCAGTGGTAACTTTGGGATAGCAGTTACACCTTCGGGTTATTATGTTCTTGAAGTTGCCAGTGCAGGCGGCACTGCCGCAAAAAACGGTTCAAGCATTTGTACCGTAGCAATGGGGCGTTCTGGCGGTGACTATCCTTGGGTTGGGTACAACTTTAGGGCTACAACCACAAGCGGTTCTTATACATATAACGCTAATGACTACGCTAGTGCTTTAAATTTTTATCAAGGTGGCATTAGGACACAAACAGCAGTTTCTGGCTCTGCTGGTAATGCTATTACTTGGGTTTCTGGCCCATCTATATCACAAGGTTCGGCAAATTGGGCTGCTGGCGCATCTGATGTTCGTCAAAAGAAAAACTTTGAGCCATCTCAAGGTCTTGCAGAAGTATTGCAAATTGAACCCGTTAAATTCCACTTTAACTGGGAAGATGATAACAGCCCTAAAAAACTTGGGTTTAAAGCGCAAAATTTATTGCCACTAATTCCCGAAATGGTGATCGAGAAAGATGAAAAAGCTGAAGACGGGACGCCTTATTTAACAATTACTCCAGACTTTATGTTGCCTGTACTTGTTAAAGCAATCCAAGAGCAGCAAGCCCTAATCACTCAACTACAAGCTGACGTAGCAGCATTGAAAGGCGCAGCATGACATCAACAATCAACGCTTCAAGCACAGGCAGCGGCGGCATAGTCCAGACGGCAGACGCTTCGGGCGTGTTGGCGCTTCAAGCAAACGGTACAACCGCATTCACGGTCAACTCAGACGCAACGACTACCTTTGCCAACGCAGCAAACCTACCCAACACCTTTGGCTTTAAGAACCGCATCATCAATGGTGGCATGGTCATTGACCAGCGTAATGCTGGGGCTAGTGTTACTCAAGACACTAGTGGAACGCAGTATTGTTTAGACCGCTGGAATATTTACGGCACTGTAGCAAGTAAATTTACTGTTCAACAAACACCAAGTGCAACAGAAACTGGGTACGCAACTCGTGTAGCGGCTGGGTTTACAAATTATTTAGCTATTACTTCAGCTTCCGCCTATTCTGTTTCTGCCAGTGATGTTTTTCAATTGCAGCAAATGATTGAAGGTTTTAATACTTCTGATCTTGCATGGGGAACGGCTAGCGCTAAAACGGTTACGCTTTCATTTTTAGTATATTCATCTTTAACGGGCACTTTTGGAGGCTCGCTTGTTAATAGCGCCGCCAATTATTCTTATCCTTTTACATACTCAATTCCAGTAGCAAACACTTGGACTTCCATTTCTGTAACTGTTGCAGGCCCCACCGCAGGGACATGGATTGGTGCAACAAACGGAATTGGTATAAGGGTTTATTTTGGTCTTGGCGTTGGGTCAACAAATAGCGGAACTGCCGGGTCTTGGTCTGCAAATTTATATCGTTCAGCCACAGGCGCAGTCTCAGTAGTAGGCACAAGCGGCGCTACTTTCTACATCACAGGCGTACAGCTAGAGAAAGGCTCCACTGCAACGAGCTTTGACTACCGTCCTTATGCCACAGAATTTATATATTGCCAACGGTATTATGAGGTAGGTGAATCAACTTTTTATGGCCCAGCTGGGACTAATTATTTTCCCATACCTTTTGCAGTTTATAAAGCAATTAGTCCTACTGTAACAAGGACAGGGGTTGGCAGTATTACCGGGGCTACTGCTGGTACAACAGTGTCTACGGTAGCCCAATATAGGTTTTATTTTACCAATAACACAGTTGTTGGCGGTAGCTGGGCAGCATTAGCGGAGCTTTAATTATGTATCAACTCATTAAACCCCCTCCAATTGGTGGCGAGGTCACTTGCGTTAGCCGTATTGCTGATGGAGCTTGCATTCCTTTTGACATTCTCAACCCAGATTACAGGGCTTACTTAGCTTGGCTTGCTGAAGGCAATACCCCTGAACCTGCTGACGAACCCGGTGCTCCCGCGTAAAATAAGCCATCCCTATCGTAAGGAATCCCCATGACCGTAAATTACACAACCAACCTGTCCCTTGGATTACCGGTTACCGGCACGGAGTCTGGTACTTGGGGTGATGACGTTAACAACTCCATCACGTCGTACTTGGACATCGCCATTGCAGGCACGCTGTCGCTTACCTCGGCGTCCTTTACAGCCAATGCGCTTACCCTTGCCAACACGTTTGGTACAAGCTCTGCTACCAACATTGCAGCAACTACCGCGCAGTATTACGCCATCAAAGTAAGCAGCTTGGCGGCTAACGTAACTATCACAGCGCCCAGTCTAAGCAAAGGGTACGTCGTTGCTAATCTTGACTCTACCTACTCGGCAACCATTAAGGCATCTGGGCAAACAGGGGTTACGGTTATACCGGGCGAAAAAGCTGTTGTTTTTTACAATGGCACGGACTACATCAAACTGTCCTCTACCATCCTAAGCAACTTCACGGTTGACGGAACGACTACCCCCGGATACCTAAGCATCCCCCAAAATGCCCAAACCGGAAGCTACACATTAGTTTTAGCTGATGCAGGCAAGCACATTTACCACGCATCCGGCGCAGGTGTTGCAACTTACACAATCCCAGCTAACGCTTCGGTAGCGTACCCAATTGGTACGGCAGTATCTATTGTTAACATGTCCACTAATGCAGTGACAATATCCATCACTTCTGATACCCTTACATGGGCGCAAGGTGGTGGCACTGGAAGCAGAACATTGGCGCAGTATGGTGTAGCTAACTGCTTGAAGATTACTGCTACACAATGGATATTGACTGGAATTAACGTAACATGAGCGGCATCCTTAACGCATTTGTTGCAGGGGCTAGGGCTTTTGTGCCTTATGCACCCACTATTGGCACGGCTACAGTAACGGGGTATACAACTGCCTCGGTTACCTACACTGCTTCAACAAATACGGGCGGTTCACCTATTACTTCATATACGGCTGTATCTTCGCCCGGTGGTATTACAGGCACATTAGCAACATCCGGTTCCGGCACAATTAATATTTCTGGTTTGTCCCAAGGTACGGCTTATACCTTCACAGTATATGCAACTAATGCTGTTGGAAATAGCGCATCAAGTGCGGCTACCCGTGCAATAGCTTCTGTAGTTATTAGCTCAACTGTTACAAATTACACTGCGAATACCGCAAAAGTATCCGGGTATGTTACGGGGCTTACTGATGTTACGTTTACCGTTAACGCTGCAATAACCAGTCCTTCTACTGGGTCATACGCATTTACAGTAGATACGTCTTGGGCAGCGGGCGATACTGTGGCTGTTGTTAATAATAGTTATATTTTAGGTATGGGCGGCGCGGCAGGTGGCGGAGCCGGATATTATTATCCTTATGACGCAGTTGCTGGCGCTTCTGGGGGCCCTGCTATTTATGTTGGTCGCACCATAACTTTTACAAATAATGGTATTGTTGGTAGCGGCGGTAGCGGTGGCGGCGGCGGCGGTTCTTGTTATATATATGGTTATAGTAAAAATACTATAGTTATGGGTGCCGGAGGTGGCGGCGGCGGTAGGTCATCATCAAATTCTTACCCTAGTGCTGGCGGTGCTGGCGGTAGTGGTTGGACTGGTTCTAACCCGGGCAATAACGGTCAGCCCGGTAGTGGGGGGACTTTCTCTGCCGCTGGTTTGGGCGCGGCTGGCTCATTGTTTAGCCCAACTTATTATGCCGGTGCTGGGGGCAATGGTGGTAGTTGGGGCAGCGCAGGGGTAACTGGAGATAATGGGACGCCAAGTGATAAGGGTTTTACCGTCTACGGCGCAGCGGGGGGAGCAGCACAATATTCTTTAATAGGTAAAGCCAACGTCAATAGTGGCGCTGGTATTAGTGGAACAGTTTATGGAGCACAAGGATGATGGACTATCGAATTATTGCTGCTAACGCAGAAATTGGGCAAATTCAAGTAACGTACAGCGACTCTGGTACTGACATTGCTACGTATGCAATTGATGTTCCCGTGGTAGATGGCGCGTTTTTAACAGGGGACGCACTTGTGGCTGAAATCCAAATGCGTGCTCCAGTATTTTTGGTTGAACGTAAGGCTGCTGTTGCTGTAGCTACAGGGTTTGATGAAATTCAAGCCTTAGTGCCAACCTTAGCGCCAACACCTGCTTCTGTGGCTATATCAGAAACGCAAACTTATCTCGGCAACGAAAAACGTAATGTAGATATCGTACCTAATACACAGGTGTTGTAATGATTAATTCTGGACGAGTAATCCCCTACCATGCCATTAATATGTCTATTAATTTAACGCATTATGAAACTGCGGGTGAATTTATTACTCGAAATTTAAATGGGGCGCCTGTAACTTCTGAAACTTATGTCCGTAGGCATTTAATCTTGACTGGAAGTTTTGATTTTGCTTTTCCAGAATTAGCCCCAGAAGCGGATCGTGTGGTTGTTGGGGATGTATGGCCTCCATTACAAGAACGTAATACTAAAACTTTTACGGTAACCGCATTAGAAGATGGTAGTGAATACATGTGTGTTATCCCCCGTGCTGGCGGCCTTATTAAATCTGAACAATTAAATGTAATGAGTGGGGATAACCTAGATATTGCGCAAGGGTGTATTTTGGTTCCTATGGGGCCATGCCAAATAGGTGGGGTTGACCGGGCTGCTAAAGATGTTGTAGTCTTATTAAACAATAGCGCAACTATTACTGCAACACAAGACGTAAAAGTTTGGCGTTTTTGGAATAGCCGAATCAATGCATAATGCGCTGGCTTGTACTTATATTAGGGCTTGTAGTTCCGCAGGCTCCAGTAAAGTACATATGCGTAAAGTGGTACTGGACTGGGGACTCATTTAACCGGCAGGTTTATTGTTTAAGGTGGGAGAAGGTAGACAAGTGAATGCTCGATCCGATTTCCATTACTGTGGCGATAGCTACGGCTCAGACCGTGGTGGATCAGATCAAGAAGGCGGTGGCGCTGGGCAAGGATGTCAAGTCATTGTATGGTCAGTTCAGCAGCTTTTACGCGGCGGCAGATCAGGTTCACGCGGCCTCAACCAAGGCGCGGATAGCAAACATCCAAAAGAGCGATTCGCAGATAAACGCAGAAGCCCTGAAGATAGCGTTAGCGTCTAAGGCACTACGAGATGATGAGCGGTACATAAAGGACTTACTTTTTATGACCGGCAATGCGCCAGTCTGGGAAGAGATGATGGCAGAGCGAGCGCGGATGCACAAAGAACGGGCCGATATGGAAAGGGTAATGGCAGAGCAGAAGCAAAAGGACAGGGAAGCGGCAGGTAATGCCCTAATGAACTTCCTGCTGTTTATTGCAGCCATTGCGATGATTGTGCCGATAGGCGGCTTAGCTTGGGAATTTTTGATTAAGAGGGGTTGATGTGAACAGTACCATTAAGACAAAACTTACGTTTGCCGTGACACTCATGGTCAGCTTTACCTTGTGCGTAGTTATCATTGGCATGGTAGCTGTGCTGATGGCGGGCTTGTTTGACCCGCTTGTAGACAACGCAGAAATCTTTAAACTAATTAGCCCCGCATTCCAAACCATTGTCGGCGGCTTCATTGGGCTGTTGGCTGGTGTGAAATTATCCCATGATGAGGACTCTGCTCCTCCCTGCAAAAAGGACTGATATGTTAGAACTACTAGGTGGCGGTATTTTTGGCTCCCTACTTGGGGGTGTGTTTCGTTTGGCTCCTGAAGTCCTCAAATGGATGGACAAAAAGAACGAGCGGGCGCATGAGTTAAAGATGTTTGAGCAGCAATGCCAACTAGAAACCCTGCGCGGTAATCAAAAGATGGCTGAGATCGGGGCGCAGCGCGAAGCTACAGTAGACACTGGAGTCATGGATGCGTTTAACTCTGCAATTGAGCAGCAGACCGACATGGTTAAAGCTGCCGGTGGCTGGGCCGCAAGTCTGTCTGCCTCGGTACGTCCGGTAGCTACATACTGGATTTTGTTCTTGTGGAGCTTTGCCCATGTTTGGTTTGCTTGGACTGCTTGGCTGGCTGGTGCATCCCCAGAGGTGGTATTTAAACTCATCATGTCCGCAGACTTTGCCGCGCTGGTATCGGGTACTTTGAACTATTGGTTCCTTGATAGAACTCTGGCAAAGCGTGGACTATGAAGCTAGATATAGCCGCAGCACTGTGTAAACAGTTTGAGGGGTTTAGGGGTAAACCCTACCTCTGCCCTGCGGGTATTCCTACGATTGGCTACGGCAGCACCTATTATGCTGACGGGCGCAAGGTAGCTTTAACCGATCCACCCATGTCAGAACCTGACGCAACGGCGCTGCTTCTTCAAGAGCTTCACCACACCTATCTTCCTGCCGTTTTGCGGCAATGCCCCATACTGCTGACTGACGAGAAAAAGTGCAACGCTATCGTGGATTTCGCCTACAATTTAGGCACGGGCCGTTTGCAAACTAGCACCCTCAAGCGCAAGATAAACGCGCAGGATTGGGAAGAGGCAAAGGAGCAGCTTATGCTTTGGACAAAAGGTGGTGGTAAAGTCTTGCCGGGGTTGTTTAAACGCAGAACTGCCGAATGCCGATTACTGGATTAACGTATGCCCTTACAGAAACTGACGCTCAAGCCTGGGGTTAACCGGGAAAACACTCGGTACACCAATGAAGGCGGCTGGTATGAGTCCGATAAGGTGCGGTTTCGCCAAGGCACGCCCGAGAAGATTGGTGGCTGGCAGCGCATTTCCCAAAACACCTTTCTTGGCATTTGCCGTTCCTTGTGGAACTGGGTAACCTTAGCAGGGCAAAATTTGCTTGGGGTTGGTACAACAGCCAAGTTCTACATAGAAAACGGAGGCGCGTACACCGATATTACCCCCATCCGTAAAGAAGATACATTAACCGACCCATTTGCCACTAGCACGGCTACAAATTCTGGTGGGTACACAACAGTAACAGTAACAGCGGCTCCGGGTTTTTCTAATGGAGATTACGTAATATTTTACCCCGTTATAACTTACCCGTCTAATGTTGCAATTACAGGAACAGCAGGGCAATTTTCATGCGATGCAACTACTTTGGCAGTGGGGCAGTCAGTAATAATCTCAGGAACTCTTAGCGGTACAGCGACTATTACAGGCTATACAAGTCCAAAAATCTATTATATTATTGCTACCAACACAACCACTACGTTTACGTTGTCTGCTACGTCTGGGGGCACTGCAATTACCACAACTGCGGGTACTACCGCAGGGTTAACTTTTAAATTAACAACAACTGTTGGTGGGGTATTTGTTCAGGGGGAATACCAGCTTACCCTTATATCCTCTACAACCTATACCATCCAAGTCTTAGGTACTGCTTCATCTTCTACAAGTGGCGGCGGCACTATCTATGCTGTTTATCCATTAAGTTCTGGTTCCGCTACGTATACCCCAACTGAAGGTTTTGGAGCAGGGGGATGGGGAACTCCACCAGCAGTCGCACCTCCTTCTACTATAGGAACTTGGGGTATTGGTGTAGTAGTAGCTGCCATAAACACAGGTGTTCGTATTTGGAACCAAATGAATTGGGGCCAAAATTTACTTTATGCCCCTCGCGGATTTCCTTTGTATTATTGGGATGCTAATTTAGGAGTTTCAGATTCTGCGGTCACAATTACCATTGCTGGCCCCTGTGTTGTAACTACCAGTCTTACGTTATCTGATGGAACCCCTATTTCATTTGTTACAACTGGAAATCTACCAACTGGACTAACCCCGGGAATAACGTACTACACCAGATACATTAATACTGCTTCTTTTTGGTTGGCAGCAGCTTCTACCACTACTTCAGTCATAGCTTCATGCTCGGGCACGGGTGCTAATACACTAACTGTTACTTCCGTTATTTCCGGCACGATTGTGGCTGGGATGTCTATTTATTACCTATCTGGTAGTAACAATGTCTCCCTTGGGACAATAACATTTACCGGTACTGGAGCAGGTGGCATAGGTACGTACACAGTTAGCGCAGGGGCATCGGTAGCGTCAACCACCATGACCGCTGCTACTTTAATAGTGACCAGCGGAACTCAATCGGGGGTGCAGTCTATTTCCCCTCGGGGCACGCTACTTTCTTTGTTGCCCGGCGCAGATGCTTACGTCCCGCTTTACCAAAACGCTTTTACCGTTTCTGACGCAAGTCGATTCCTGATTGTGTTTGGTACGAATGATTATGGCAGTACCGTGCTTGACCCTATGCTTATCCGCTGGTCGGATCAGGAATCTTTGACCACATGGTATCCAGCCGTTACCAATCAGGCAGGTAGCGCACGGCTATCGCACGGCTCCAAAATCGTAACTACCCTGCAAAGCCGCCAAGAGATTGTGGTTTGGACTGACTCATCTCTGTACTCCCTCCAGTACCTTGGCCCTCCCTATGTGTGGGGTACGCAGCTTCTTGCTGACAACATTTCCATCATTGGCCCTAATGCGGCGGCTATGGCTTCCGGTATCAGCTATTGGATGGGTGTAGATAAGTTCTATAAATACGATGGTCGTGTGCAAACTCTTCGTTGCGATTTGCGCCAATACATTTACAGTGATATTAATCTTCAACAAGCAGACCAAGTATTTGCTAGTACCAACGAAGGTTTTAATGAAGTTTGGTTTTTCTACTGCTCGGCAAACAGTAATACGGTAGACCGGTATGTAGTTTACAACTACCTTGAAGATAACTGGTACTACGGCACAATGGCGCGTTCGGCTTGGTTGGATACCGGTCTACGTAATTACCCTATTGCAGCCACTTACAGCTACAACATTGTCCAGCATGAAGACGGTGTGGACGACAACGAAACCGGTACTACTCTGCCTATTGCAGCTTCCATTACATCTTCCCAGTACGACATTGGGGACGGGCATAACTTTGCGTTTGTGTACCGTATGATCCCTGACTTGACCTTCCGTGGTTCTACCGCAGGGACTACGCCGCAAGTGACTATGTACCTGCAAGGTTTAAATAACTCAGGTTCAGGCATTACCCAATCAGGCAATGCGGCTGTAGTAAACACAGGTGCCATCACTTCCGCCGTTAACGTCGATCAATTTACAGGGCAGGTGTACATACGTGTCCGTGGTCGCCAAATGCAGATGCAGATTACGTCCAATACTATTGGCACGCAGTGGCAGCTTGGTTCCCCCCGTATTGACCTCAGACCGGACGGCAGGCGCTAGCATGGCACAAAAAAACGTAACTTCCCCTAAGCTACCTGCGGCAATAGGCGATAAATACGATCCTGCGCTCATAAACCAGATAACAAATATCTTACGGCTGTACTTTAACCAGCTAGATAATGCTGGGCCAATGGTTGCTAGTACCCAAAGAAATGGCACAGATATTGTTGCCGGGTTAAGTTTTTTCCCTACGGCGGGGACATCCACCCCCAGTTTACCCACCCAAGCAGATGTAGCCAATTTACGGGTAGGGGATATATACTACGATACCTCGGCTGGGAATGTCTTGAAAGTAAAAACATGAGCCTACAACTTGCTGCCCAACATCTATCTGCGCATGGGCGTGGCCCGGACACTACGCTTGTCCATATGGCTCCCAAAGAAGTAGAAGGGCTGCAAGCTCTTGCTATGCGACATGGTGGCTCCCTTACCATCAACCCCCAAACTGGTTTACCCGAAGCTGGGTTTTTGTCTTCTATTTTGCCTATGCTTGGTGGTATGGCTTTAGCTGCTACAGGAATTGGCGCTCCCGCAGCCGCTTTACTAATGGGTGGTGGAACCGCGCTTGCAACTGGAGATTTGAAAAAAGGTTTGATGGCAGGATTGGGCGCATATGGCGGCGCTGGTTTAGGTGAATCTTTAATTAATTCCGGTGCAGCAGGATTGCTTCCCCAAGCCGCAGCAGGAGCAGAGGGAGTAGCTAGCGCAGTACCACAGGCAGCAGAAATTGCTGCTACAAATCAAGCAGGACTAACAATGCCTTCTGCTGTAGAGCCGTCTATTTCAGCTTCGCTACCTTCTGCAAATGCGGCTGATCCGTTTAGACTTGGGTCTACTGCTTCACAAGAGACTTTAAAAGCAAGCACTCTAGGGGGCACTCCTGCTCCTGTTGGTGGCATAACTGCGCAAAGCCCAAATTACACATCCCCGATTACAACTACTCCTTCGCCTTATTCAAACGTTAGTAACGCTACCGCTGGTGGCCCTATGGCAAAATTTGGGCCGAGTGTTGCAGAGTCTAGTTATCCAGTGCAACCACCAAGCCCTGAAAATATGACAATGGGGCAACGTTTTGACGCATTAAAATCTGGTGCTACAGGGCAAAATTTGTTGAACTACGCTAAGGCTAATCCGTTACAAACTGCGGGGATGGTAGCTGGCCCTTTAATGTCCTTGAGTGAAAACAACAATCCTACTACCCCTACCGGTGATTCAGACCGTGGGGCAATGGCTAACGCTGGGTATCAATATGATCCCGGATGGGCTAATCCAATGCCTACGCCAGACCCATATGGGCGTGAACAAATTTATAACCGACCACGTTATTACATCCCTAAAGCAGCAAATGGTGGTGAAGTAACTAAAATGGCTGAAGGTGGTTATACCCTTGGCTCCTACTCGGATGGCGGCAGACTCTTGCGTGGCCCCGGTGACGGTGTATCCGACTCTATCCCTGCGGTTATTGGGCAAAAACAACCTGCGCGTTTAGCCGACGGTGAATTTGTAGTACCGGCCCGCATAGTCTCTGAAATTGGTAATGGCTCAACGGAAGCTGGTGCGCGTAAGCTATATGCCATGATGGACAAGGTACAAAAAGCTCGTAGGGCTACGGTAGGCAAAGGTAAAGTAGCTAAAAATACTCGTGCGGATAGGTATTTGCCCGCATGAATTACGCCATCCAGCAGGAGAATTTCAAGGAAACTTATCTAGAACTTGAACCCCTGTACCGGCAGCACTACGCTGAGATGATAGAAAGACTTGCTGGGCAGGGAGTGGACTACTCTCCTTATAACCCAAGACTGCATGAGTATGGGGAAGCATGTGATAAAGGTAATTTGTTAACGTTTGTGCTTAGAGGTGATGGAGTTGCTTGTGGTTATATAAATGTGTACATTACTAATGACATGCATAACCAAGATTTAATAGCGCAAGAAGATACGATATTTGTAGTAAAAGAACACCGTAATGGTGTAGGTAAAAAGTTAGTCCAATTTGGACTTAATGAGTTAAAAAATCGCGGAGTAAAGCGGTTGCTTGTTTCAGCTATGACGGATTTACGAGTAGCTAAATTATGGGGTCGGATGGGTTTCAAAGAAGTTGCTACCCAAATGATGTATACATTTTAGGATAGAAATATGTGCCAATCTTCATCTCCATCACCAACGCAGACTCAGACTAACATGACTGAGTTGCCCGAGTGGGCGCGAGGTTACGCTAAAGACACGTTGTATCAGGCTTCACAATTAACTGACGTTAACAAAAATCCATACAAAGCTTATGACCAAAATCGTATTGCTGGGTTTACTCCCATGCAAGAGCAGGCCCAACAGGGCGCTGCAAACATGCAGCCTAACGCAGCGTTGGGTACCGGTATGGATATGGCTAAAGCGGCTGGTATGGGCGCGCTGGGTACAAACTATCAAGCAGGACAGTTTGGGAATCAATTCCAAGCTCCCGGCGCGTATCAACCGGGTAGTTTTGGTTATCAGGGTGTAGGTACACAAAGTTTTACCCAACCCGGCGCGGCTGATGCGTATATGAATCCCTACATGCAGAATGTGGTGGATATCCAAAAACGTGAAGCTGGTCGGCAGTCTGGTATCCAAGGTACTCAACAACAAGCACAGGCTACACAAGCGGGTGCTTTTGGTGGTGGACGCGATGCCATTATGCGGGCTGAACGTGAGCGTAATCTTGGTCAGCAAATGGGTGATATTCAAGCGCAAGGTTCAAATGCTGCGTTCCAACAAGCACAGCAGCAATTTAATGCTGAACAAGGTCGTGGTTTGCAAGCTCAAATGGCTAACCAACAGGCTGGGTTAAATACCCAACAAATGGGTGAGCAGTCTCGTCAGTTTGGTGCTGGTCAAGGTTTACAAGCAGCAGGTCTTGGCGCGCAATATGGTTTAGCTGGTCAACAATTAGGTGAGCAATCTCGGCAATATGGTGCTGGCCTTGGACTTCAAGGACTTCAGACTGGATTACAAGCCGCAGGTCAACTTGGTCAATTAGGGCAAGCTCAGTATGGTCAACAGATGGGTATTAACCAACTGCAAAACCAATACGGTACACAGCAACAGCAGCAGAACCAGCGACCATTGGATCAGGCGTACCAAGATTTTCTTAACCAACAGAACTACCCTTATAAACAATTGGGTTTCATGTCTGACATGGTTCGTGGATTACCTTTGGGACAGCAGGGTACAGCCCAGATGTATCAAGCTCCTCCGTCAATGATGCAAAACGTAGCTGCTGCGGGTCTGGGCGCTTATGGCCTCAAACAGCTTGGTATGTTTGCCAAGGGCGGGCAAGTAAAGAGTTATGCTGGCGGTGGTGAACTTAATCCAATGGATGACCCCAACCGCATGACCGCTGCGGTCAGTAAACTTTCGGACGAACAGCTTAAACAGATTGTTCAACACCCATCAAGCGAAGCGGAGAAACAAGCGGCTGAGACTGAATTAGCTACTCGTGCGTCTGAAAAGCAAGGTCTAGCTAGTGCATATAACGCTCTCCCTGCGGCTGCTGGTGGCGGCATGGTTGCCTTTGGTAGAGGCGGAATTATGCATTTTGCCGCCGGGACTAACCCTTACAATGTTGAGGATACAGAAGCAGGAGCAGGCCAAAACGATGAGGACGATCAAATACCTAACACAATGGGTAACGCTGCTTTACAAGCGCAGTTGAGTCCTTTAATACTTGCTAAAGCCAAACAAATAGTAGCTAGACAACCTTTTGCAGACAGTAATGAAACTGAAGAAGAGGGCGTAACCCGTAGCATGGACTTGGTAAACAAAATAGCCGGGCCTAGTCCTTACGGTGAAATACAGTCACAACTTGCAGACTTAACTGCGCAGGGTAAAGATGCGTTAGAACAAGGTAAAGGCTTAGCTGCGCTAAGTGCAATGGGTGCAATAGTTCAGGGGCCTAATTTTATGCGTGCGCTAGGTGGTGCAGGTACTGCTTTTGCCGATTCCTACAAAGGTGCACTGGCTGCAAACCAATCCGCTAAGATGTCCATTGCTCAGATGAATATTAACCTAGCTAACGGTCAACGGGCAGAAAAACTTGGGCTTGTTAAAGACGCTATGGGCAGTTACCAAGCGGCTAGAAAGAACAAAGTTGATGCTTATAAAGCGCAACAAGAAGCAGATTACAAAGCTCTCAGGGGTCTTTCGTATGCTGAACGTGCTGCCCAACCACCTAGACCTGCGGCGGCGCCTAAACCTAGTGTTCAATCGGAAGGTGTAGCTATTTACGCCAAGTCTTTAAGGGCTAAAGACCCAACTCTGTCCGAAGACGATGCAAATGCATTAGCACTTACACGGTACAACCAAGAAAGGGCTGCGGGCCTACCCGGTGTTACCGCTGCTGTTTCAGGTAGAACAGAAGTTGCTGCTGGTGCACAAAGTATAGACGTAGATAGACTAAGAGCAGATGCCGCAGAAAAAGCAGCGGTGAATGTAGAGAAGGGGCTGTTGTTAAATACTGAGTACCGAAATGCAATGCGTGGTAAAGACCCGAAAGGTAGAACCGCTGCGCAAGTTAGGGATGCTTTGGTAGAAGCCGAAACTCGACGAATATTAAAAGATACGCAACTTGCTCCCGCTGCTCCCGCTGCTCCCGCTACCCCTGCCGCCCCTAAAGCCGCAGGTGTTGCTACTGCTCCCCCAATTAACCTACTAAAAGAAGGTACAGTCACTACGTTTAAAAACGGACAAAAATGGACAATTAAAGCCGGTAAACCTGTACAAGTGAACTAACATGGCAAAAACTGATTGGGAAGTTGTTTCTGAAGCCCCTGCTGCTAAAACTGCAAATAGTGGTTGGGAAGTTGTTTCTGAAGCCCCTGCTGTACCAACTAAATGGTCAGGAGCAACCTTATCCGAAAAAGATTTACTAGAACTTGAAGCTAACGCCAATAAAGGGGATGTCCAAATCCAAGACATCCTACGTGCGTACAAGGAAGCCAACCCTACCGGCAAACGCATAACCCAAGCCGAGTTTGCTCCTTCTGCAAAAGCCCCGGCCCCAGTACAGAAACAAGCTCAGGCGCAACCTGCGGCTACTTCTATGTTAGATAGCGTTGGCAATGTAATGAATACTGTACGGGACTGGGCAACTGGAGTTCCTATAAATGCTGCGGATGCGGGTAGGTCAGTATTAGGAAGTGGAGCACCGTCACCTGTATCTTCAGAGCAAAACTTAGTTAACACAGGCGCTGTAAACCCACAATATGTAGCTGCCTTAGAAGCAAAACTTAACTCAATGCCTGCGGCGCAAAGAGGGGTTGCGCTACAACAAGCTATTGCATCAGCGCCTGAAAACTCAGCCCAAGGACGCGCATTAGCGTTAATTGCTACAAAGTATGCGTCACTAAACAAAGTAACAAGCCCTACGCTGCGTAAGTTAGACCCTCGGCTTGAAGCGCAAAAAGACCGACTCATTGAGCAAGGGTTAAACCCCGATATTGCTGAAAGTCTAGCTAAACAAAGCGCCGAAGTTGGTGCAATACGTCCTAATGAAGGGCAAGTAAAAGAATCTCCAGACGAATATGTTAAAGCAGAATCTTATCGCGTACAAGGTAATCTTACCGGCATAGCAAAAACTGGAGAAACGCTAACACGAGGGGCGCTAAAAGCTGGGCTTTCCTATGAAAGAGGCGTGCGAGGTGTTAATTTGTTTGTGGGCGACATGCTTGGTTTTGATACGTCTACAAACAAAGCACGGTTAAATTCTATTGACCAATTTGTTCAAGGAATGGGTGAGCAAAGTTCTAAGCCCCTTAACCTGTTTGAAAGTGCTATTACTTCTATAGGCCAACAAGCCCCTACGCTTATTGGCGGGGCTTTAACGGGTTCAACACCTGCGGTGCTAAGTGCTATGTTTGCACAATCGTTTGGTCAAACCTACGATGAAGGTGCGCGTAAAGGACTTGATACTGTTAATAACGCGGCTCGTTCAGCTATGTACGCAGCATTAGAGGTGTTAGGAGAAATGCCGGGTCTTGGTGCCAATATTAAAGGGCTTAAAGCCGCAGCAAACGGCATGCCTTTAGACCAGATTGCTGGATTTTTTGCTAGAGCTTTAAAGAAAGATGCACCGGGAGAGTTGGTTACTTACGCTGGACAGTTTGCTGTAGACAAAGGTTACGGCATGAACCCAGAAGCTGGTATTGCCGACTTTATTTCAGGCGCGGCTGATACTGTACTTTCTACTGTTCTTCAAGCTGGAATAATGACTGGTAGTGGAATAGCAGTGGGTAAAGGGGTAAACAAACTTCGAGCCGTACAAGACAAAATTAAAAGCGGGCAGCGTCAAGCGTATAAACAAGACACAAGCTACGAAGGGCTAGCCAGTCTTATTGCGCAGTCTAAAGGGTTTGACTTTAGAGAAAAACATGCGCTGGGTGACCAAGGGTATAAAGTTGGTGAGTTTTTACGAGCCGAGCGTGAAGGCCCAGCACTGGGCGAAGCTAAAGTTGATACGGGTGCTGAAGGCCCAACACTAGGTGAAGGTCAAATTAGTACTACTGGTACGCGAGTAGAACCTACGTTAGAAGGCGGTGCAGCTACAACTGCGGCTGCTCCTGTTGGCCCCACACCTGAGGAAATTGAAAAGACCGCTGCGGGGTTTATGGCTGCTGGAGTTCCAAGAGCCCTTGCGTTAAAGATGGCAGAAAAGCAGTTAGTTGAACAAACAACAAAGACTACCGCAGCAGCACCTATATCACAAGACTTTTCTAAATTAGCTGCGTGGCCTGATGTTCTGTTAGCGGAAACACTTAAGCTACAGCAAAGTAAGCCTGAGCCCAATCAACCTCTGGTCGATGCAATTCAAGTTGAAATACAACGCCGAGCGCAAACCCAAGGAGCCCCAAATGCTACAGGAACTGAGTCCGCACCAAGTGGAGGAAGCGCTGGCGTGGCTGGCGAATCCGTTGCCGGTCAACCCACCGGAGGATTTGAAACACCTACACGAAATGGAGTGGTTTCTTCTGAGCCGAATGCTGGAGTCACTACTACAGGAGAAATTTCACAGCCCCCTACAGTAACCACAGGAGCCCCCACAAGTGTCATTACGCCCACTAAAACCAAGCAAACAGAAACGCAAGGACAACCAGCGCCCGTTACCAAAGTAAAGCACTCAATTGCGCAAAACGATGAAGGTAAGTGGGATTATTTGGTAGACGGTGAAGTAGTTGGAACCTACGATACCAAGCGTCAGGCTAATACCAAGGCCATACTTGAGCGTTCTATAGTTAAGGGCGATACGGATGTAATTGCTAAAAACCAGCAAGCGCACGATGCTGCAATGACAACAGCACGGGGACGCCCGTTAAAGTTATTCCCAAAAGCTAAAGTTGATGTTGGTGAGACTGTTACTGAAGATACTGATACTGGAACTACTGATACTGAAACTACTGAGACGGCAGAGGGGGAACCTGCTGTTGGTGAGACTGCTAAACCCGAAGCACCAATTGTGCTGCAAGAAGCAAAGACGGTTAGGGGTGATGCGCTTACAGGGCCATCTACAAAAGTTAAGCTGTCCGATGGTAGTGAGCATGAAATTAACCGACTAGACTCTACTACCAGTATGGGGCTACCGGGGTGGCACGATGTAAATGCCGATACGCAAAACAGCTATTTAGCGGACACCAAAGCTGAAGCTATTAAGGAACTAATCCGTCGACAGGAAGAAAAGCGCACGGCTGCTGCTAAAGCTCCAACCAAAGAAACCAAAGGTAAGAAAGCCCCGTCTGCTGCCGACGCGCTTGCTGTTGAAACTCAAGAAAAGCTCCAAGAGCTTGAAGACCTGCTTGGGAACTACAACACCAACCCAGATGTTGCCGCTGCAAAAGCTTCGGCGCGAAATATCAACCGTATAGCTAATGACCCTGCGCAGCCTAAAGCAGTCAGGGAACGCGCCAAAAAAATACTGGTGGATGAGATTGATACTAAAGACCTTGTTGAGGGTTCAAGGTATCTTTCTTCTAAGTTTACGCAAAGCCCAGCCGACAAAGCTTTTGGTAAATTTACAACCGCGTCGCAAGCTATATCGCACATCCTAAGAACTGGTACAAAGTTTCAAAAAACTTTAGCAGCACGCCTACGTGGTTTTGTGCAGGGCGTTAATTTTGTAGTAGTGGAACAGGGCCAAGCACTGCCTGAAGGTTTGGCTAAGAAGAGCGCAGAGTGGAGCCGCTCCATTGCTATGTATGACAGAGCAAGCCGTACTATCTATGTGCGCGGTGAGTCATACGGCAATAAACAAGGCATTAACCACGTTACCGTACTGCACGAACTACTGCACGCAGCTACTGCTAGGAAAATAGACCTAGCTATGAAGGCTATCAAAGACGGGGTTAGTTTGGACTCCCCGTTGGTTCAAGCTGCCCTTACCTTACACCGCACAATGGAGAACGCCGACACTGCCCTCAGGGAGTTGGCGCGTCAAGGGAAGTTAACTGAAGACTTAGCCACCCTAGCTGTGCATGGTAAAGCCTTTAGCGATACGCATGAGTTCTTGGCCTACGGCATGACCGACAAGACCATGCAGGATTTCCTGCTTAAGACTAAAGGTGTTGAGGGTGATACGCACCTATTTAATCGGTTTGTTGATAGCATGCGCCGTATGTTCGGCATGGGCAAAGACTCGATTAATGCGTTGTCTGACCTAATCTTGGCAACCGACCAACTCTTAAGCGCCCGTGAAATTGGCGGCAGCATCAAGGAAACTGGGACTCATGCGGCTACTAGTGAAACCAGAGTACAGCCCTCAGCAGACGTTGGGCGCTTAGCCAAGATGCTCGGGTCTAAGCTATACGGCACTCCTGACAATATAGCTGCGGTATCCATAAAGGAACTGTTCCAGAATTCTTTTGACGCTATTAAGGGCGCAATAGAAAAGGGTACGCTAAAGTCAGGCGACATCAAAATAAAAATTGATTCTAGTACTCGCTCTATACAGATAATTGATAACGGCCTTGGCATGCCAACCAGCGTAATGGGTGGTCAATTTTTAACCATTGCTGGAACAGTCAAAGAAACTAAACGTGCATCGGGTGGACTTGGCGTTGCCAAAATGTTGTTCCTATTTGAGAACAAAGAGCTAGAGGTAGTGTCACTGCGTGATGGTGTTGTATCCCGCATGGTTACTACTGGGGATGACTTAAAAGCTGCATTAACTGACCCCAAGCGAGGACCTATGATCCAGACTACATCCGATGCAGATGTAGTAGCACGTTACACCAAAGAACTTTTTCCTGACGGGCATGGTACATCCGTACGTGTTCAAGTCCCAGAAACGTATATTAATGAGTCTAATGGAGAAGAGTTAAAAATTCCTTTTAGTTCATATGAACTAGAAAGAGCCCCAGTATTACTTGATAGCCCTTTATTTGACAACATAAAAGTTTCTATTGATACCGGATACGGCTTAGATACGTTGCCTATTGGTGCTAATTTCCCAGTTGATAAATTTACTCCGTTTGCTAATGTTAAATTTGCTTGGGGTACTGCGCGTATATACGTTGGTAAGGATAAACTTTCTTTCGTTGGAAGTACTCGTGGAAATGCACACATACTATCTAATGGCTTATGGCAGTTTAATCTTGTATTAAAGGATAAACCGGGTTTTGATGGTGAAGCCATTAAACGTGATTTTTATATAGACGTTACCCCCAATGAAAATGTAAAGCCTGAGGATGCCGGATATCCATTTGACTTAAACCGCCAAAACTTTTCTAAAGTAGCTGATAAAGACTTTAAAAAAATATTTAATTACGTAACGGCTATTTACAGCCAACTTGATTTAGCCTCCAGCGTTAAAAACTTTGGCACAGCACAATACGTTAACAGCAATGGTACGTTGACTAAGGCCGAAACACTGGAACCAAAAGTACCTATATCCGATAACGCATTTACGGTTATTAAACCCGACGATAAAGTAGAAGTGCGCGAAGGCGTGCTATACGTTAATAACCGAGCATTACCTGAATTAACCGAAGAAGACTTAAAGAAGACTGGTATACGTCTTGAAGAGTTAACCATCCCTCAAGATGAGGTTGATCCTAACAAGGTAATGATCCACGACAATACAGTACTTAAATCTTCTAAATTACCAAAAGGGGAATTAATACCTATAGCCGAACTTGATGCTTTAGTTGATAAAAATCCGGGTAAATATAAATTAGAACTGTTGCCCGAACCTGATGTCAGGTTTACGGTTGTCAATGACGACGGGTCTGTAATGGTGTTTGAAGACACAGCAGAAGAAATTTTTGCTGATCTACAAGGGCTTGGGTTTATACCTAAAGAAACGGAAAACAAAGAAAAGTCGTTATCTGATGCAGCGCGGGAAAAGTTTGGCGATAAAGCTTATAACAAATATATTTCCGTTATCGGTGAAACGTTCCACAAACTACGTGATGCGCTAGTAAACGTAAATAGCGATTATGCTGGCCTTAGCACACAAGTTATTGGCGTTAGCTTAGATAAAAAATACTACGGCGTTAGTATTATGATCCCGTTCAAGGGGATGTTTATTAACCCCGCGACTACGGAGTTACAGGGCACCCCTGCACAAATTGCAGTGTCTTTAATAGGCACAATGACCCATGAGCTTGCGCATTTTAAGCAAAGAAATCATGGTGCTAGCTTTGCAACTGAAATGCAAAAAGTAGTTACGTTACTTGACACCCACCCATCTTTTAGCTTACAACAGGTTAAGGCAGACTTAACCTTACACATTGCCGACAACATTGAAATATTTAATTATTTAAACAAGGAGTTCCAAGATGAAAATCTCGACGCTCGTGGAAACCGCTTCCAAGACGCTAGCTTCGAACAAATCGGAGATGAAGGCTCTGTTGAGCCAATGGAAAGCACTAGCGGAACAGGAAAAGGGCAACCCAGCGTACCCCAAGGCGCTGGGCAAAGCACTACAGGTGCTGGACAAGTCGGCGTCCCCAAAGGAGTTGGTGGAAAAACTCCGCGAACTGGAAAAGAATTAGACACAGACGTATCCAAAGCTGTTAAAAAAGTTGCAGAGTCTAGGAAAGGCGTTGCGCTAGGTGATGCTCTAGCTGATCTATCTAAATGGCGTGACCCCCGTTATCTGTGGGGGGAAATTAATGGTGTATGGGACTCGCTTAGCGACTCGGCTAGAACTTTTGTTTCCCATTTCTACGATAGCGAAGCCCTTGCTTATGCTGGGCCGGGGGACATCATTACTGGGCTAAAAGACGCGCATGAAGCAATTCAAAAAATGTCAGGCTCGGTGCAAACATATTTGCGTGGTGTAGCCAACGTAGCTGATGAAATTGTTGACTTCTACCGGGCTGAACCTAAAAAACGCCAAGCCTTTGAAGACCTTGTGCATGCGTCTACGCTTGCTAAATACGACCCAGCCAACCCAAATAACGTTCTGCGGAACAATGAATTAGACAATGATTACGCAGCATTAGGCGATAAAGGGCAAAAAGCTTACAAGCGCTTACGGGACTACTACAAGAGCATGAATGCTGTTAAGCAGCACTTGCTGGAGGAAAACCTTAGCAATCTAAAACTGTCTGCCGCTGCCCGTAAAAAACTATTGTCAGACGTTAGGGTGCTGTTTGAAGCCGACAAGGTAGAGCCTTACTTCCCATTAGCCCGCTTTGGGGATTTTGTCTTAGAGACAGGGAAAAAGGGTTCACACGCCACTTACAGGTTTGATACAAAAAAAGAACGTGACCGTGCAGCTAGAGAATTTGCAAGGCAGCAAGGTAAAAGTGTGGATGACCTTAGGAAAGATGGAGAGCTACGCATAACCGAAGATTTAAACGGTGACGGCTTGCGGATTAATATTGAAGGGACTAGCAAGCTACTAAAGGCCGCATACGCTGCGGTAGATTCGGCTAGCGTAACCGACCCTAATATTAAGCAAAAGCTTAAAGATGACTTATACCAAGCGTACTTGGCGGCTATGCCAGAGAACAGTGTGCGCAAAATGTTTGTGCATCGCAAAGGCACACCGGGGTTTAGCTCCGATGTTCTTAGGGCAGTCAATGACTCTGGTTCACGAATGGCTCGGGCGTTTGCCAAACTTGAGCATGCCAATGCTATACGTCAAGCCATAGACTTATCAAAACGGCAGCTTGAGGGCAATGAAAAATATACCGCGTTTTTTATGCGGATGAACGAAATTGCATCAGAAGCATTACAACCTAGGATTCCAACAGGCAAAGAAAAATGGCTAGACAACGTTGCAAATGTTATTGTTAAAGCGTCTTTCCTGCGCAACCTGACAAGCTGGTCTTCTGCAATTATGCAGCCAATGGATATTTTGCTAAAAGGCGCTCCGGTATTGACGGGTAATCATGGGCCTAAAGCAATGGCTGAGCTATCTAAGATGATGAAGCTGCATAATCAATACGGGGTTTTGGAAAAAATGCCTAATGGCACTATGCGCTTCCGTGCTCCTAGTATTGAGTTTGCCAAAGGGCTTACCCCCCAAGAACGTTTAGCAGTTCGTGACATGGTAGATGTGTACGGTGTAACCAGAGACACACTAGCAAATGAAGTGTTCAGCCAAGCTAGGGAACCGGCTACTAAAATAAACAGTAAAGCATTTGAGTTAGGTAAAGACGCAGTACATAATTTAATACTCGGCGGGCTTATGCACCACGGGGAGCGGTTATCACGTGAGATTATTGCGCTTACTTCTTTCCGTCTAAACATGGCTGAGTTACAAAAAGCCAACCCCAATGACCCAACAAATTACGATGAAGCAGTAAAGGCAGCAATACGGGAAACAAATGAAGTACTAGGTAACTACAACGCTAACAATAAGCCTATGCTAATGCGTGGGGCTGGTGGGCGGCTTGTAACCATGTACAAGTTTTTCCCGCTTGTTACTACCAAACTATTGGTGACTAACTTCTCCAAAATGCTTCCTATGTTTAACAAGGAAGGTAAGGCAGCAGCAGCTACTAAGTTCTTTGGCGTATTAGGTACGCATACATTATTCGGTGGCCTTGTGGCATTGCCTGCGTTTAGCTTAGTGATGGGGCTACTGCAAGCTGCTTGGGAAAAATGGCAAAAAGACCCCGATGCTCCCGATGAGATGCGGGACATTGACTATGAAACTTGGTGGCGTACTGTGTGGTTGCCTGAAAACTTAGGCAGCACAGGGTTAGCTCAGTTAGCAGAATACGGTTTACTAAATAAGTTAACTGGGTTTGATATATCCAGCCGTATATCCTTGAACGATATGTGGTTCCGTGATCCGCAGCCGGGTAAAAATGCAAAAGAAACAGCCTTAAACTGGGGGCAAGTAATGTTTGGCGCTGCTTGGACTACTGGGCTAAATGCGATTCAAGGTATTGACCTTATGACCCAAGGCGAGTACGAACGTGGGCTGGAAAAACTAACCCCTGCTTCTATAAGCAAATTAATGGTAGCCCATAGGTACGCAACTGAAGGTGTGCAAACACCCCAAGGCGTGCAGTTAATAGAGAAGGGTAAAGTACCAAAGAGCGAGCTTGTCGGTCAAGCTATTGGCTATGCTCCAGCACGAGTAGCAGAAGCCCAAACTACGGCGTTTAAAGCGCAAGCTGCTGAAAAAGTCATTGTGCATGAACGGGAAACAATTATGGGTACGTTGAAAAACTCATTCCGTAAGTCCATCGACCCTAACAAAGATACTGAAATACATGAACGCTTTGACAAAATATTCCAAGACACCTTGGACAAGGCCACAGACTTTAGCCTACGTAACCCTGAACGCGAAATTAAAGGTGAGGAAATTACCAAGGCTCTAAACGATGAGTTGAAGAGGGTAGTTGAAACTGAAATGGGTAGCGGTATTAAGATGACTAAAGAAAACGCTAGGTTACTTTCACCTTCAATAGAAAAAGCAGAAAGAGCTTTGGCTCCCTACAAATAAAAAACCCCCGGTGATTAGCCGGGGGCAAGGAGAGTAGCGTACTCTCAAGGAGAAGCAAGGAACACGTTGGCAGTGTAGCTCAAACCCGCCAGACTCGCAAGCCTTTGATACCGTCTACTATCTCTACCTTGGATATGGTGTCTATCTTTAGGCGTTTTGTAACAGTAGCCACCTCTGCCCGTGCAGCTTTGTGGTCAATGCAGGGTACAAAAAACGAATGGCCTTTGCGAAACTTAGACCAGTCAATCCTGTACGTCACCGTCTCTATTTTCATTGGTGCCCAATATAGCTTCTACTTGCAGGAACTCGTTATTGGAGGCGTCAAACTTCAGTACACGAACGGCGGGCGATACAACCTTCATACCCTTGGACATACGCTTATTGGTAGCCTCAACAAAAACTTGCAAGTCGGTGAGCTTCTTAAGTAACTCTTTGTAACCAATCTGCTGCTTGACGCAGAAGTCTTTGAACTGCTTAGCTGCAATGTACAGGTGCTTGGTATCGGGCTCGTAGCGTATCAATAGCTCATTGCGGGGTTCCAGTGAAGGCATAGAAATCAAGTTGCTTCGGGCATCTACTTCACCGTTAACCACCAGTGTGTTGAAGATGTGGGAATTAATAAACTCACCCAGTGCGGCTACGGGCGTGGAGTTTGGTGGCTTTACGTCATTACGCATCTCAGACAGCATGCCCTTGAGCCAGCTATACACCTTTGCCATATCGTAGTTGTGCAACTCTAAGCTCTTGGCGATAAGACCACCGGCAATGTTGCATGCAGCTACGGCTGACCAAAACCGCTCACGGGCTGTGAACTGTATTTCCTTGTCAATGCGGGCCTGAATCTTCTTAACTAGGGCTTTGGCCTCTTCAAGGTTGTTCACTAGCCAAGTGATATAGATTTCCCCCGCATGTCCGTAGTTCTCGTTAAGCTGGTGGTCAAACATCTCTTTACCATGCGCTACGCCGATTAGGTCGTTGGGCTCTATCTTGTACTCCAGTAACCGTACTGATTCACCATCCGGTGTATTCTTTGCTGTACCCAGCTTTTCGTAAAAGCTACAGTTAGCTGAGCATAGGGTCATGTTTTTCC